CTTTGTTGACATGGCTTGCATAAAAGATTGGAGTGCATCCAGCTTTCTCAGCAAAACTCACCCACCAAGCATCCCAAACTGGCAAGCCCACCATGATCATCTTAGGCGATGGACCTGATCTAAGACGCCCCAAGGTCTTTTGAGCAACCTCTTCGGAAAGAGTTTGACATTCATCAATCAAGGCAAGACCTGATGTTATATTTAAGCCTTCAAGGGGATTATGGGTGGCATCTCTTGTGCCTGGTCTAAAATAAGATCGACACCAAACAACATGACCATTTGGGGCAGTCCATTTGCCTTCTTGCTGATGATAAATCCAACCATAAGGCACAAGCCATTTCTCCAACTCAGGGCCTAAAACTGATCTATAACGGGGGGCTGTATCAGTGACTAAGAGAGACGATTTATTGGGATGTATGCTTGACCAAGTCCACAAGGCGAAGACTAAAGCTGAAGTCTTGCCGCTACCCCAACCAGCACGAACGGCAATAAATGGATCGTCCGAATAGATCAAGCGATCAATCAGATCAACTTGTAAAGGATTTAATTTAAGCTCAATATCAATCTTCTTCATCGCTTTGATCTTCTATTTCAGGCAAATCATGCTTGATCTCAATTGATTTATGATGTTTCTCTTTTTGCACTTGCTGAATCACATTGATGATAACCTTTGAGTCATCGCCTTTAGTGTTCATGTCAATGGTCTGCTTCTCTCCAAACTCTAGAGGAAACTTTCGAGCGAGTAGCCATTGGGAAGCTCTGACATCGTTTTCAGAATGCCTTTGAATGTTTTGCAAATGCTTGAGTTTAAGGGATATTTCAGCCCTCTTGACATCAGCCACTAACTCAGCATCAGCCTTCATCCATGAATGAAAAGTACTGTATGAGATGCCAACAACTGAAATCGCATCAGTTTGAGAAAGGCCTTGAGAAATAAGCTCAAGTATTTGCTCAGTTGCCACAAGCCTCTTCTTTTTTGCGATCTCAGCTTTATCTTCTGAAGGCTTTTTTGCGATTGCTTTGGTCGCTTTAGAATCAACTGTATCGATTTTTGTAGTAGTTTTACTCTTTGCCATGATCAAGCTTTCTGATAATTTTAGTTGTGATTTTCTCAATAGCATCATCATCATCGCTTTCAAGTACTAAATCAATTTCATCTCTCTTCAGACCGTCAAGCAATATCTTTTCAGCAAGTTTTGAGATCTTGACTGCATGTCTATCGCTGATCGTATCTAGCAAGCTGATCAGCTTAGTTGATACATAAAGACTCAATATTGATTTGCGATCTTTGGGCTTCATCATAGAAAAACAACCTCTGAAGCGATGACTTTGATGTATTGCTTGCCCTCGTGTTCATTGATGACAATACGACCGATAACGGTGATCTTATCGCCCTTTTTAGCTTGAGATTGAACAACGCTAGCAAAAGCCCCCCAAACCTCGCAATTGAACCAAGTTGTTTTTTCTTCGCCTTTAACTTTTTCACTATAGGCAACGGAAAAGGTTGCAAGGTCTTTATCGCCAATCTTCTTAAGTTGTGGATCTTGTCCAAGTCTTCCAATGAGAGTAAATCTATTGAGCATTTTTTTTATCCTTTAGTGATGAATAGATGTTTTTGATGTCTTTGATTTCATCAAGCACTGATAGAGTTTGATTGATTTCTTTCATCTCTTCTTTGTAGAAAATGAGATTGATGCAAAAGTTGAGAGCTTGCCCAACCTCTGGAGCATCATCTTGAAACATGGCATCGACTACCTTTTTAAGGCAAGCAATGCGATTTATTAAATCTGAATTTAACATAAAAATTCTCCTTTGAGTGTATATAGAACACATAATATTATATAATTTTATATAATATTTTTTCAAAGAGAGAGAAAATGAAAATCAATGTGAATGACGGCTTTGTTGAATTGGTCGATCATATGGGAGACGATTTAGCAATTGTGAATGCGGCTCGTGTTTCCTATGCTGGATCAAGTGATAAATGGACAGATAGAGATGATAAGCTTTTAAAGTACTTATGGGAGCATGATCATACATCACCATTTAGACATGGGCATGTGAAATTTAGGATTAAAGCACCGATCTTTGTTTTAAGACAATGGATGAAGCACCAAGTTGGCTGTGCATGGAATGAGCAATCAGCAAGATACACTGAGATTAAAGAAAGCTTCTTTTATCCCGATTTCTTTAGACTTCAAGACACCAAGAATAAGCAAGGTTCTTTTGGTCGTCTTGATGATGATCGAGAAGATGAAGCATTGACATTGCTAGCTCAAGGTTATCAAGTTGCTTATTACAATTATTTGAGGTTGCTTGATATGGGCGTTTGTAGAGAACAAGCTCGCGTTATCTTGCCAGTTGGTACTTATAGCGAATGCATTTGGTCTGCAAGCATTCAGGCAATCATGCACTTTTTAAACTTGCGTTTAGATAGTCATGCTCAATTTGAGATACAAGAATTTGCGAAAGCCGTGTATGATATAACTAAGCCACTTTTTCCCAAGACCATGGAGCTAGTTAAATGCAATGTCTCAGATGTAAAAATACAATAAAATCAACCTTAGCAGGCTCAAGCATTGAGTATCACTATTGCATCAAGTGCAGAGCTATTTTTGATCATCAGCCTATCATCCTATCATACGATGATGTTGAATATGATGAGAGTTGGGATGACATCACCAAAGACGAAAGCGAAGAGGATGAATAACTTTTTTGATGTGTGTTGGCTTGTGATGGGATTGATCTTTAACCCAACTCAGAGCAAGCAAGATTTAGGATGGGAGAAGATGATTTCTAAATCAATCCCTTCAAGAATGCGAGCTTGTCAGCAAGTTGCATCTAGTGCTGAAAAGATGGGCGTTGATCCTTATCTGATGATTGCTCTTGCTTTTCATGAGAGTCGCTTTCAAGGTGGCTTAGTATCGTCTGCAGGTGCTGAAGGTATCATGCAAGTAAAAAAAGAGTTCTTTCATTGTCCAGGATGTACTGAGATTGAGTATGGCATCAAGGCATATCAAACGTGGCTTTTCGCAAGTCAAGGTGATGTTTGTCTTGCTCTCGGTCGCTATACAGTAGGCAATAAAGGCAAATGCGGAAAGCGATCTAAAGCCATCATCAAGCTTGCTTCTGAGATTGCTTGTCTTGCATCCAAAGAGGACGATTGCTATGAGTGCTAAAGATAAGGCCTTTTTGAGCATGGCTGAAATCATGGCTAGTCTTTCACCATGTAGTCGAGCCAAAGTGGGTGCTGTGATTGTTAAAGGTGATGTGCCCATCATATCCTCTTTCAATGGTATTGCTCGCAAGCAAAGCGGCCTTTGTGGAGGTGCTGACTGTCTTAGAGATAGATGTAAAATTGCTAGTGGATCAGAAAGTCAAATAGGTTGCCACCATGCTGAATTTAATGCAATTGCGAATGCTGCTAAAAATGGGATATCAACTGATGGATGCTCTATTTATGTTACTGCTCCACCTTGCTTAATGTGTGCTAAGCTAATTCATCATGCTGGGATTAAAGCCGTTATTTATGAAGACCGAGATAATCGTTGGATATCAACAGGTGAAGAGTATTTATCAGCCAATGGGATTGATCTTATTTCTTTTTGAAAAACTTAAAAATAAAATTATCTAAAAAATCTTTATCAAACAATGTTTCTACTTCATATTCATTTTGTGTATAGAGATCAGATATAAACTCGACAAAAGCCTTCATTTCGCCAAAGATGATTTTTTTTAGTGCATCTCTCTTCATCATCAAGGTTTGTAACTGCCATAATTTAGAAACTTTATACTTTTTTTCTTTTAAAAAAAATTTACCATTTTTTTCAATAGAAAGAAATTGCTCATCAAATGTTGCTTCAAAGATAGGATCATCTTTATCATATGGATTTTCTTCAGTTGAAAGATGTTCTAGGACAAAATATGGGTTTCCCTTTTGTCTAATCAGTTGACTATAAAAAACATACTCAGCAATGATCGACATATTATCATGTGATAAACTTGTTAAATTACTAACTTCATATAGTTTTTCAGTAATTTGATGTATTATATCATTACAAGGCCAATTATCTTCTAGAAAATTCAACGGTCTTTTGAAACTTTTAGAAAAAATTTTCTTGACCATCTCTTCAAACTCTATTTCGTTTAAAAAAAAGTCACATTCTACATAAGGCAAGTTATCAGGATAAGAATAGATAGTAGAATCAAAATCTCTCACTCCTCCTGGGCGTCTTTCAATTTGATTGATTTTATCTAAACAGATGTATCTATTGTTGTTCTTATCCCATTCTGTCGGCTTATAATAAGATAAGCGATCTGCATATAAAGCATTGTTTTGATGATTAACTGACCAAAGGTTACGATGATCACAATTTTTAGCATAAAACTTAAAATTGAATTTTGATCTATAACAAGCAATCGTCTTATCTGATCTATAACAAGCGATTACCTTAAATGATCTTCCATCAGCCAATGTAAAGCTAGCTATCAATTCACCTGAAACATCATAAAGCATAATCTCTTCTTCATGCTCTTGATTTTCGCCTTCAATATCAGCACCTGGTTGTCTCTGAAATAATGAATGATGTCTAAATGTTAAATCTTCAGATTCTTTTAAAAATCGCAAAATGTTTAAACGTAATCGACTAGACTCATTAGTGTATGGTTCAGCTTTAGAAAAATCTTTAGAAAAAGCTTCGTATGCTCGATGACTGAAATCAATTGGATCAAAATCTTTATCTACACTCATGTTTATCTCCTTGTATGAGGTGAAGATAAAACACATGACAATTGAAAATTCTTTCAAATTAGATAGATCAGCCCAAGTTTTGAGTTTAGTATTTTACAAGTTTCTTCACTGAAAAAAAGAGGCTGAGATTTAGATCACTCTTCAAATTCTTCAAACATTTTTTGATCATTTGATACAAGACAATAAACGCCCAAGATATCTGACTTTTTTAATCTAAAAACATTATTCAACACTGGCATATCTAAATGATCATAACTTTTAGATAAAGCCTCTATCAAGTCGCCAACTTGCATTTCTTCTTCATCTTTTGCAATGCCTATAACTCTTAGCATAATTGAGTTTTCTCTAGTATCTTCGTATTTTGCTAAAACATATCCATTCATTGGCCTAAGATAATTTACCGTTTTCATCTTTATATCCTCAGATAGATCAATTCAGCTTTAAGAGAAGGATTTGAACAGGTTTTCGCCTTAAAACTGAATTGAAGACTTGTCTGCTCTAAGGTGCTACGCGTCAATGTGATCGTTGTCTTATATGCCTCATCAAGGTTGAGCAGACAAATCTTAAACACTGGATCAAGCTATTTAATTTCAATAGACTTAAAATTTTCTTGAATGGCTTTTGAGCATTGATTGATCTTTGAAGTTGAGCATATGATAAAATTCATTTGAGGCCTGATCTTGATAATCTCATCAATGTCATTATGGAGATGTTGGAGGAATTTATTTGATTGATTTGAGTGATGATAGATGATCATGTACTCAACATTTTCCACAAGTATGTCAACCTTAACATCAACAGTATAATTATTTTGTTTTACATATCGATCATACAATTGCTTTTTCAATTGAGCTAGATATTCAAAGCTACCAAAGAACAGAGAAGGACAGCCAAACCTTCGTTCGTCTTCAGTATCCATTTGATAGAGAGCATATTTCATAATGCCTACTGCAATGTGTTCAGTAGCTGCTTTTGATCCATGAATAAAAAGCTTTTGATTAACTGGAATTGTTGTAGCATTTACAATCAAGTCTCTTTCAGCTTGTGAAAGCTTGCCCTTAAAATTCTGCAAGCTCATATCAATTTGGCTTCTAAGAAGTAAAACCTTTTCACTATTCAAAGCCCTGATGATTTTGCATTGCCTTGATAGTTCATCATTGAATTTTTTAGGCATAGCTTGATGATTGCAATATCCCATCTCTTGATTGATCTTATAGTTCTCAGGTGCATCAGGCCAATTGGATGTCAATTTAGGAAGAGGTCTATCTCCAAGGTGAATGATTTCATCTTTTAGAAGATTTCTCATGTGATCCCATCTAGGAATATGAGCATCAGATAAACAAAAAACATCATCATTCAAGACAACTTTATCGCTTGCGTCTATCTTAATAAGAAGTTCTTTCTCTCTTAATAATGTATGGTCATTTTTGCCTAAGTTTTCGGCATTTTTGCCTAAGTTTTCGGCGATTTTGTCCATAGGTATGGCCATTTTTGTCCATAGGGTATGGTCATTTTTGTCCATAGGGGGGGCGATTTTGTCCATAGGGGGGGCAGATGTATTTAAAACATGATCTAAGACCATTTGAGCTTGCTCTTTGATCATCAAATTGCTTGTATCTGCTGGCAAGATGTCTTCATTGATCTCATTAAAATCAGCCCATGTCTTCCAATATCTCAAGATCAATTTTGATGTAAAATACCATGTATTGCTTTGATATTCCTTTTTGGTCTTATCTTTATCACTTGTTTTAATGTTGTTCTCTTTATGTAAAAAGCCATGATCGCAAAGCATTTCACAAGTTCGTCTGATCGTTCTTTCATTGATGCCCAATGCACTTGAGATCTCTGAATATCTTTGTTTGATTGATAGGTTTTTAAGTGCTGGATAAACATCATACAATTCTAAAAGCAACATAATCACTCTTTGACCATTGGCGATAGATCCCATTGTCTTGCACCTGTTGATGTTGGAAGCAACGCCCCAACTAGAAACATTCTTTGAAAATAGCTTGCTCATATTCTCTCCTTATGTGAGCTTGATTGATCCACTGTAAACTAATTAGTTTAAAGTGTAAATGTTTTAGTTGACATTTTAAACTAATTAGTTAAGATGTTTTTATTGTCACCAAGGAGATAAAATGAAAAAGACAAGATTTAAGTTAAGAAGAATTGAAGATCTAGGCTTAAGCATTTCAGAAATTGCTTTAAAAATGGGCGTTACAAGACAAATGATCTATAGACATCTTGAAGATCAAAACACTTGCACGATGAAAGTGGCTTTAAAGCTTCAAGATGCAACAGGCATCAGCCATCAATTTTTTATGTATCCAGTACCAACAGCACTACAATTTTCGGGAGCAAATAACAATGGCACTAAGTGAAGCAGAAATAGCTCATTGGATCGGTTGGAGCAATTGGCAAGTCGTTTCAAAGCAATATGAAGTCACTGATCGCAAGAGATGGAATGAAGAATATGATCAATGGAGAGCAAAGAATGATGCTATTCATGCTAGAAATCCATCAAGCTATGTTGAGTTTCAAAAAGATCATTCCCATTTATTGCAATCAAAAAATGGAATTGTACCATTGACAGAGAATAGGCCTGCTCAAGCTGATCCAATGCTCAAAGCATCTCAAAGATTTGATTATAATATGCAAAATCTTTGCTCTACTTATGGATATTTTTCAGAGGCAGATCTTCGCATTCCATTTATCAGAGCGGCAAGACTGATTAAGACTACATGGCTTCAATATGGTCAAGTGACTGAAGATAAAGATCAGCCTTTATTTATTAGATCAAATCCCAAAGACCCTGAAAGCGATCTTATTTATAATCAACATCGCCATAAAATTCTGAATGAGAGAGATCACCCAGCTAAAGACTGCATCTTTAGAATGGTCACAAATGAAGACATCTTTTTTAATGATACTCTCATCGCTATTTTTAGAGTTGCCAAGAGCTTGCGATCTCAAAAAAAGATGATTGATCTATGTTCAGTTTATGAAGAATATCGTCTACAGTTTGATGAGTTAAAAAAAGATTTGCCCAATCTAACTGATGTCAATTGGATTGCTGATGTGCTGACAACGATTGAATATAACTATGATACTTTATCAAATGAGATCTTTGTTGAAGAGACAATTAACCAACACATCAAATGGTATATTGCTGCAAGAACAAGCTATCTTGATGATCTCAAGGCACAACTTTTAAGACAGGGCGTTTCACTAGCATGGCTTGATGAACATTATCAAAAGCACATGCAAGTCTTAAAAGCGATGACTCCTATGAAAATTGAAAGCTTTAGCAGTCAAATTGATGAGGCTGTGAGCATGATGGAGCATAGAGTTGATGGCATCAGCACAGACTTGAAAGACCTTGACTTTATGATGAAGCTTAAAAATGGATGTCTTTATTATATTGGAGGGCGTCCAGGTATGGGCAAGACTGCATTATCTTTGCACTTTCTTTTATTATCTCAATTGCTTGATCAAAGAAAAAAGGTTTTATTCTTTAGTCTTGAGATGAGCAAAGACCAATTGATCAATCGATTGATCTGCTCTGTTGGAGGCATCAACGCCAATTTATTAAAAGACAAGCGACTAAGCGATTTAGATCAAGAAACTTTTGAGCAATATCATAAAGCGGCACAAGCCATTAAAGCTTTAGATATCACACTAATCGATCAAGGTGTTGATACAATAACCTCTCTTCAATCGACTTGTGAGCAAGTGAAAGATCGAGATAAGAATTTAGGCTTGATCGTTGTTGATTATCTCCAACTATTAAAAGGATCAGGACAGAATAAAAATCAGATCCGAGAGCAAGAAGTTAGCGAGATCAGCAGGGCCTTAAAGCTTCTTGCCAAGAGATGCGATTGCCCTGTTATCTGCTTAACTCAATTGAATAGACAAGTGGAAGGTCGACATGAGAAGAGGCCAAGCTTAAGCGACCTTAGAGAGTCGGGATCTCTTGAACAAGACGCTGATGCTGTGCTGATGCTTTATAGAGCAGACTATTATGACAAGGATGCATCACCAAACCTAGAAATTATTGTTGCTAAAAATAGACATGGATCACTGGGAACGGCAACAGTTGAATTTGATAGAGAAACTCAAAGAATTTCAAATCTTCCATTTTCTAAGACTAAATGGTAGTCGTTTGCTATTTTGTAAATATTTTTATTTAATTTTTAAACTTTTTTATTGACATTTTAAACTTTTTAGTTTATATTAAAACTATCAAGACAAGTAAGTCAATCATGATCATCAAGATCAGAAAGCAGATCACAAAATGCAAAACTTAAACCTCTCTCCAGTAGATCAAATTCTCAATGCAACAAGTCGCAAATTCGATGCTGAATTAGATGGTTGCGATGCTCTCGTTATCCCTACCAACTCAATGGCTTATGGCAAGCCAGCATTCAGAGTGACAGATGATGAAATCTTCTTGCTTAGAGCAGATGGCAGCGTTTGGGATGAATACGATATGCCATCATCAGACATTGTTTCATATATCGAAGCTCTTCTCTCAAGCATTGGCCTTTAGTCTGCAACATACTCAGGAGTATAAAATGCACCAATCACCTAAATGTGGATTGTTCCCAACAGTCGATAAAAGACACCTTCAAGAAGGCATCTCTCAAGAATATCAAGCTGAACTCAGAAGCCAAAGCTTTAACAACATGATCAATGACATTTGCATTTGGCTACTCATCGCAACCTTTCAAGGTGCATTTATCTATCTCGTACTTTTTGGAGAATAAACAAATGAGCCAACTCAACATCCTCTCAAGACTCAATATCATTCAACTTGATGGCACAGGTCCATTGATGCATCAACTTGATGATTTAACAACAGACTGGACAATCGATTGCGATGATGTGGAAATCATCACCGATCGTCTCAAGATCATCATCCCAATCAAAACCCTTCATCTCTCAATTGATGCAGAACCTTCTGAAATCATTGCTGCTATCTATGATCGATTTGTAGCAATTTTGAAAAACAATTAAGGAAAAACTAAATGGCAAATCATAAACTTTTAGAATCTCTCTCTGATGTCAA